CAATTGCGGTTCTCACGCTTGTTTATGTGGGTGACAATATTCTGGATCAACCAGACGTGCACTTCAGTAATTCTACTGGCGAATGCGTCAAGGTTATAAACTATGGAGATGATGAATACTCCTGTGATGATCTACCAAAACGTTATAACCATGTATGGGTCTTATAACAAATTGTTCTAAAGAAAGTTAAAATAAGTGTTGCATTATTGTTTTAGTTATGAGATAATGTCTTTGTTGGTTGGGGAGTGTCCCCGTTGTTTTTACTTTGAAAGAGACTATATTATGAAAAATGAAATGATTGCTTTGTTCGCGAAACACGACCTTGTTCTTACTATTGACGAAGAACGTTTAGTTGCCAAGTGCGACCGTCCTGCTCCCCGTGCCCGTCTTGGGTTCAAGAATGAGTACCACGTTCGTTACCGTACTATTGAACGTATGTACGAAGCGCAACAAGAGTTCATTGATAATCGTCTTGCCGTGATTGAATACAAAATCAAAGCGAAAGAAGAACGCAAAGTCAAGGCAGTAGAACTTGCCGCCAACGTCAAGGTCGGTGACTTGTTCGTTGACTCTTGGGGTTACGAACAGACTCAAGTTGATTGTTACCAAGTCGTTGCGAAACCTACAGCGAAAACTGTCATTGTCCGTGAGGTTGCCACCGCAACTGTTGAAGGTAGTGAAGGAATGATGTGTCAAAATGTTCGTGCGGTTCCCAACTCTTTCGTTGGTGAAGAGATGAAGAAACGAATCGACAACTACGGTGGCTTCAAGACTTCTTCTTATTCTTGTGCTCGTCCTACTACTGCGGAAGACACTCACTACAACAGCTGGTACTACTAAGGAAAATACTAGACGTGGAAACTTTCTCCGCAACCACATTCGTCTTTAACGTTGGGGTTCCGAAACTGGAATCCTTCGTTAAGACCTTCCCTAACATAATCTAACTCAGTACCGTCTAGGTAGAGTAGACTCTTAGGGTCTATGACTAGTTTGACATCGCCACATTGCATGACAATATCTTCTTCGTGAGGGTTGTCGACAAACTCTATTACATATGATAGACCAGAACAACCAGTAGTACGGACACCCAATCGTACACCCACACCCTTAGCGCGATGCTGTAGATATGTGAGTATATGCTGTTCCGCAGCAGGAGTCATGGTAATACTCATAGGTTAATCTTTTGGTAAATGTTTCGCGTGAATTTTACAGCCTATAAACGCGTTATAGAAATCATCTCTGAGTAGAACATCGTACTCGAACTGTAGTTTTGCTTCGTAGTACGAACACTCCCCTTTGGTGCGGCAGAGCTTCAGAATCTCTCTCTTGAAGTTCTCTGCACCTTTCTCTTCAACCAGAGTTTTTACTTCCAGACTTGAACCAAAGTACTTCTTCCAGTCCGACACTACTCGCGTTTTTACTTTCCGCTTTCGTGTCTTCGTCACTGGCAGTGTTTTTGGTTTCCAAAAGAATTTCTTACCGATGTACTTCTTTCCCGTATCAAGTTCGGTAATCATATAAACGAAACCCTGATAGTCTTCAAGAAAAGTCTCATCAGGGTCAAATGTGTTGTCTTCGAATATCCATTCCATGCACATACTTATAAGTGCACTAACTTAGTCCTCTTCGTGAGTAGATTCGGCATCTGCGTCAGAACCGCACATGGGACAGTGACGTGGGATTTCATCATCTTCGTAAAGTACCCGAATGACGCTTTGAATGTCGCATATAGGACACTCAACCACATATTCGTTTTCCATCTATACTACCTCTAACTCTATATCTTCCCACCCGAAGCATTCACCTTCCATACCGACTACGGAGTATTCGGTCACACGTTTTTCAAAGAAGTTATCATGTGATGCCCCATTGAGAACCCAATCTAACCACGGTAGTGGATTGGTCTTTTGTTTGAACAATGGTTTCATGCCTAACTGAAGTAGTCGACGGTCAGCAATGTGACGGATATAGTCGCGCACTTCCTTCTTGGTTAGGCCCTGTACACTGTTCCCTTTAAATGCGAGTTGAATAAACTTATCTTCTAGTTTAACAGCGCTCTCTGCCATCTGGTAGATTTTAGACTTCAATTCGTCGTTAACTATACGTGGATGTTCGTCTGTGAACTCGCGGAATAACTTTGCGTTACCCTGTACGTGAATGGTTTCGTCTCGGATAGACCACTCTACGATGGTTGCCATACCCTTCATCTTTCCAAAACGTTGGAAGTTTAGTAGCATAACAAATGATGCGAAAACCGACATACCCTCATTGAACACTGACTGTGCGAGTGCAAGTGCAAGACCCATGTGACTAGAGACGTTACCATCTTTCATGAAGTCAATCTTGTCTGCCATCTCAGAGTACTCTAAGAATGCGTGATAATCTTCGTCTGGTAACCCCAGAGTATCGTTCAGAAGGGCATACGCACGTTGGTGTACACCTTCGCGGTTTGCGAACGAAGCCAACATGTTACGAACTTCGTTGTTTTTGAACTTCGGTATTAGAAGTTCGTGGTAGTTCTCGCCTACCTGCACGTCTGACTGTGTGAACAGTCGTAGTACGTGTGTGATGAACAATTTCTCATCTTCTGACAATTTAGTCTTCCAGTCTTGAACGTCTTCAGAGAGTTCTGCCTCATCTTCTACCCAATGGATTTCTTCGTGTTTCTTTGTCAGTTCTACCGCCCAAGGATATAGGAACGGTTTGTAAGTTTCTGATAATTTTAGTAATGACATATTAGTCCTTTAGAATTTGAGTTATGTATGGGGAAAGGGTTTCAGCAACTAGCCGATGGCCTTTCTCGTTGGGGTGCATACACCCCGTAAAGTACTTTTTGTTAGAGGTCGTTTTGGTATGTTTCAGGTAATCCACCATAGGGGGTTTATCGCCTGTCTTCAACCATCTCTCTGCACATATATCATGTAACGTGTTGTATAAAGAATTGCTCTCAATCCAATTCGGGTCTCCCTCTGGGGAAATCATTGACCAATCCTTTCTACCCAATCTCTGACCATTCTCCCAGACAGTTACTGTGTCCAAGTAGCTTTGGTAACAGAAACTGTTAATCATACGATACGGTATGCCCATCTTCTGACAAACATACGACACAGCAAGGTAAGAATTTTCGGTCTCTGCCCGTTGTATTGCCTCGTCAAGATATGACTTATACGAGTATTTCGTATCTCCCCGCAGTATGTCATTGCTGCGGTTGGCCCCTTCCAGAACATTAGGGTGTTCACTATCACGTAACATTGAACGGACTGTTAGTCGATTCCATTCACTGAATACGACCAAGAAGACATCCTGCTTGAGGGACTCTTCATCAACGTTTCTAATGTGAGTCATAACCTGATTTGATATCGCCAGATTAGAACTTCTGGTTTTACCTCTTGATAGTACTTCGAGTCCAAGAAGTTCACCTAAATGATGAACAAAAGTGTTCTTGATGTACCCCCGGCCTTCTTCCTTAGAGTTATAATACCCCTCAACAAAACTGTCTCCGAATACTACTAACCTTCGCAAGCCCGACACTCATCGTCTCCTTGAACAGAACTAAGGTCTATATCTGTTTTCAGTTGAGACATAAGGTCTTCGAAACCACCAATGTATCTACCTTCTATGTAAATCTGCGGTACCGTCTTAACATCCTTTCGTCCAGTAACCTCAGCGGCAGTCTTCTTAATAACATCAAGGTCGATGTAGTCAAAATCAACTGCACGTAACTGTAATTCCTCAATTGCTTTAACGCACCAAGGGCAGTTAGATTTACCGTAGATGATGGAACGGTTGTCGTCCATCAGGGCGACTCTTTCCACTTTGTCCGACACAGTCTCCGCACGAGAACTCGCCTCGGTACGCAAATAGTATAGACCTTTCAACCCTTTCTTCCACGCGCTGAAATGCACCTTATTGACGTATCGCTTAGGTGTGCCGGAGGGAAAGAATAGGTTAACTGACTGTCCTTGACAAATGAATGGTTGTCGGTCAGCTGCATGGGTCACCACCCAATTCTGGTCTAGTTCTTGCGCGGTCTTGTATATTGCCTTCTCACCTTCATTAAGGAAAGGTAGGTGTTGAACCGACCCTTTCTTGGTGATAATGCTCGTCCACGTAGATTCGTTATCATGACCCTTCTCTTTGAGGAGTTGGGTCAGATAAACATTTTTCACTAGGAAAGAACCAGCACGAGTTCTATGCGTATAAGCACATGCCTTCAGTGGTTCAATCGATGGTGACGTTGATAAAATGACTCCCGACGACGCGTTTGGTGCTATTGCTATTAAATGCGCATTACGCACTTCTGAACCTAAACCGTCTGAGTATTCACCTCGCTCTTTCGCAAGGAGCCGTGACTCTTCTGTTGCTTGTTCGTTGATATGTTGAAAGACAACTTTATTTATCTCTCTTGCTTTATCAGACTCCCAAGCGACAGAGTGTTTCTGTAAGAGTGAATGGAATCCCATTGCACCCAATCCAATCGAGCGTTCACGTGACGCAGAGTATCGTGCCCGTGAAATGCTGTCTGGTGCGTTCTCGATAAAGTACTCAAGAACATTATCCAACATGCGAATAAGGTCTCGCACGATGTTAGTATCTTTCCACTCATCATAGTATTCTAGATTGAGTGATGAGAGACAACATACCGCAGTTCTGTCTGGCCCTGTCGGTAAGTGAATCTCGTTACATAAGTTTGACCCGTGAATCTTGAGTCCCTTATCTTTTAGAGGTTGGGGTAACCCGCGATTCGCAGCATCAATAAAGTTCAAGTACGGTTCACCCGTACGGAAACGTACCTCAAGGATTCGTTCCCATAACTTACGTGCATTGACGGTGTCTTTTACTGCATCGTCCTTTGGGTCACGTAAGTCAAATCCTGTGTTGTTCATGACCGCAGTCATAAACTCATCGGTAATATTTATAGCATTGTGAATGTTCAGAGCTTTCCGTTGAACATCGCCTGTTGGTATACGTATATTTAGGAATTCTATAATGTCTGGGTGATGCACATCAAGATATGCTGCATATGAACCTTTGCGGGTCTTACCCTGGCGGTACGCAATCATATCTGCGTCTACCGTGTGCATGAACGGTATAGGGCCTGGAGCAATGTCCGACACTGTACGAACGTCTCCCCAGTGACCACCTACACCCCCACCCATAACGGACAACCAGCGCAATTCTGCTGTGTGGTCAATCAATCCTTCTAAAGTATCTGGTACATAAGTAAGGAAACATGAGATTGGCAGTCCCTTAGATTTATTATCACCATCGGGCGCATTAGAGAGTACCGGAGAAGCAAACATGAACCACTTCTTACTAACGTACTCGTATAACCTTCGTGCTAGGACTTCATCCATTTGTCCCTTATATATCGACCATGCCTTTGAAGCTCTTGCAAAAGCATCTTGTGGTGAAGTCTCTCCATCCACCATATAAAAATCTTTTAACATACCTACCGCGTAATCAGTGAGCAGGTCGTCCCTATCGTATTTCACGTCTACTGTCATTATTATTCCAAAGGTTATAGGTTATCTATCGTTTATAGAAAGGTAACCATTTTCAAACATTTTATATGTGGGAAACCTGTCACGCACCCAACTCGTATATTCATCTTCCGTAATAATATCAAAGTCTAACTCAATACCATTTTCTAAACAATGGGATTTGACTTCTTTCCATTTTGTTTTCATAACATCACTACAATGCTCCGATACTATCAGGATAAAAACACTATTCTTCTCGTATGTGCAATAGGTAACATTATACTCCTTAAAGAGCTCTTTGTCAATGTCGGAGAAGACGTTTTGTAGAAAATAATTCTCTCTTAAATGGTTATGTATACCTGACATTATTTGCTGTAATCGTAGAAAGGCTCGTCTTCCTGATACTCGTAGTTTTCAATGAGCATCTGTTTTCCAGTCTCCCAGAACTTCTTACAACATTTCTCTATGTACTCTTCTTGTTCTTCGGAGTCGAAGAGGCCTTCCCACATCAAATGATTACTGAATGGGTTCTCTGGATTTTTTACTAGGAATCTTTCTTTGGACAGTTTGTCGAAGTTAGAGTAACCCTGCATAGCAACATAGATTACTTCAGTTTCGTAGAACGAATTGAGAAGGACATCTTCGTCCTCGTTCGTTTTTTCTAGAATGACTATATTATAGTCGGTGTGGTTCAACAACTTCATACTCTTAACCTAT